AAGATATGGGAGCGACCTCCTACCCGCCGGGTAGATTTTGGATAGAAGGAAATTTTTTCTGTTATATTGATGCAAACCAGCGCAAAAGGGTGATTGACACAGAAGAATATGCCGAATCTGATAGGCCTCCCTACTATGTGGCCATTGATCCCGCAAGGTGGCTTTGGTTTGCTAAGCCAGAATCAAGCGGAACTGTTCAGCGTAGCACGTATCACTCGGATTATGATGGAAAATATAGCGAACATTTAAATCAGGCAGCTCACACTGACTCTCTACACGCGGATAAACCAGATAGGACGATGCACTTCGACAAAAGCTACTGGCACTACGATCAACCGCACGAGGACTTGCCTTATCAAGACACGCCTCACAGTGACATAGAACACCTAGACGACCCTCACAGCGATAGCCCTCACTATGACCAACCACATGCAGACCAGGACCATGAAAACCGGGCGCACCAGAACACAGCCTACGGCGACGCCCCTCATGAAGACCAGGCTTATGAGGATCAACTTTATTTGGATGTTCCACATAGCGATACACCTCACGAGGATAGAGCACATTCTGACTACCCTCACCTGGACACTCCGCACGGCAATCAGGCTCACGGAGATGTTCCGTGGGAGGCCCGTGAGCATGAAGATACACCACATGGGGATTTGTATTACGATTCTCCGTGGGAGGATTACCCACACGAGGACGCGCCTTACTTCGATAACTCGGACGTCAATCGCCCCCATGAAGACTCACCTCACGTGGACAGTCCGCATTACGATCACAGCGATTACGTTTATAGTGATGGTGCGCCTCCACATTGGGATGTACCTCACGGAGATGAACCTCATGCCAATCAATCTCACTTTGATGTTCCGCACATAGACATTCCACACGAGGACAAGCCGCACATAATAATAGAACATACCGACTACCACTCGGACGAAGCGCACGCGGACGCACCGCCTGAGTACATTCCACACGAAGACACACCACACGAAGACGTGCTGCATATCGACATACCTCATAGCGATAATCCCCACGCAAACCAGGCGCACTCCGACCAAGACCATTTAGACAGGCCGCATTTGGATACACCCCATGAGGACACTGCTCATGTAGATACCCCGCATGCAAACACATCGCACCTAGATACGCCGCATTCGGATAGCGCGCATAGCGATACAAGCCACGGAGATACACCATACGGAGATGTCAGTCACTCAGATGAATTGCATGGTGATCGCCAGCATGTTGATCGAGCATATCGAGACGTCCCTGGCGTGTATACAGACGAATCATTTTTCTGGCCGCACGAAGATCATCAAGACAGAATTTCTTTTGGTTACACAGATTATTCGGACAGTGGTACTGGACACATAGACAACCCTCGGTTTGAGGGAAATGTATAAAGGGAGGGAACCAAGTGCTAAGCGTAAAAATAACTAACGCTTTGTGCAACTTGCAATGCGACTACTGCTACGAACATATTTACCGAACGAGAGTAAATCATAAACCAATCGACATGGATGCTGTTAGATACCAAATCTACAACGAACAGGAAGCACCATACCTGCATGGTGGGGAGGCACTCCTAGCACCTATAGAAGTTATCGAAGAAATTCTGTCAATCAGCTTTCAGAAAGTAGGGCACTCGTCTATACAGACCAATGGGACTTTGATCAACCACAAACACATAGAGCTGTTCAAGAAGTACAATACGTCTGTAGGGATATCAATAGATGGACCAGGCAGCTTGGGACAGCACAGAAAAACGCTGAGAGGGGGAAATCCCACAGGAGATCTTGTTATGGACAAGATCAGAACACTGAGGGACGCAGGAGTTAATGTCGGAATTATATGCGTACTAACTAAAGCCAACGCTCTTCCAGAACAGCGCGATGAGTTCAAGGCTTGGGTCAAGGAGCTCCACGAGTTGGGAGTATCGGGCAGAATGAACCCTGCACAGATTGATTACCCATCAGTGCAAAAGATTGCTTTGACAGCCGAGGAGTTAGAGGAATTCTATCGAGATATGGCAAGGTTCATTTTGTTGGAGATCGGCGGAGATTGGCTGCCTTACCGAGACATCGTAGACAGCCTATTGGGCTTAAACCAGGGGACGTGTTGCTTCGGAGAGTGTGATTACTACAATGCTATAGCAGAGAAAGTCATTTTTAGTGACGGCTCTACCGGGAGCTGTCTAAAGACGGCCAAAACGGGGCACATCTACCCGCGTTTCCAGAATGCGGACGCGAACCCCAAAGGATTCGCCAAAATCCGCTACGACATACTCCCACTAATAGCCCAAGAAGACGGCGGGTGTAAAGGTTGTAAATATTGGCGGAACTGTACCGGAGGGTGCCCGGCAGAAGGCATAGAAGGAGATTGGCGTAACCGCACGCGATATTGTAAAGCGTACTACGGCTTGTTCGAGGAAGTGAGCACTATACTGAAGCGAGTATTGCCTAACATCACACTGACTTCAGACCTAGACTCCGATCACTTCCCGCACGCAAACTCCGTGCGTGGCATGACGCCGAGCGCGTTTGTACTTATGGGAGAGACAACGGGGGTTAATCCCAGCAGTTGGCGAAAAGATGCAAGGGTTGATCTGAGCCGCTACAAGCAAGTTCAGTCCTCCCAACAATGTGTTGGAGAAGAAGTAACAAATAGGGAATACGGAGACAGATCCCATGGAGACAGATCCCATGGAGACAGACCCCATGGCGACAGACCTCATGGAGATTCTACTTTATAAGGGAGGATTACAGAATGAGAGACATGAAAAAAGAAGACTTGTTGCCTATTGACGTACCTCCTTTTACTCGCTTGGTCTGGAACTCAGATGACGCGAGACGCAGGTATGAACCTGTGCTAAGCAAAGCGGCTTCATTGCATGATAAGGCAGAATACGAAATGGTTAGGCGGGGGAAGCGAAAGTGCGGCACATTGCATTTGGCACCCCACAATTTTCACATCCTCAGTGAACGATTGCAAAAGGATGGGATGGTGTGGTTACCCATCCAATGGTCTAAGAGTTATAGCGGGTTTTCACACTATCACTTGCCGACAACGGCCGGCGATCCCAACAGTAGCTGTTACGGCGTAATAGCGAGAAGCATGGAAGACGCTGAAGCATTTAGAACGGCTTCGGCATATAACGGCAGAAATGCAGGGAAGGTAGACCACGAGGTCATAGGCGAACTGCTAGGTTTTCCCGCATGTTGTGCAAAAAACTTTGTGGATAAGTGGGCAGAGGGCTTTTTTGACCCGGTGTGGCAATCGGCGACCGGAACCAAAACTGGTCGAGTAGTGAAAGATAGGGTCGTAGAGGTTGAGGGGCATATACACACCAATCAAATGCTTCGTTACTTTGGGTTCCGCACAACAAGCCATTTCCCTTGCAGCCTAGACTGCGAGGCCACTATTGCAATTGGCGAGATATGGCTCGAAGTTATGCAAGAAATCGACCCAGAAGCGACATCGTGTTTGATCGAAATTCTAGAAAAGCCCCTGATTTGGAGTTGCCTGCACGGCATCGCGACGATTGAGACGCCTGAGTTTACGGGGATCACCAATAGCCTCCCTACCAGAGAAAGGTGGACGGTCCTGTATAACGCTCCCGGGAAGAAAAAAGCAGCGGAAGTTCTGATACCTCTCGAATCGGATATTGACCGCGATGAATTAACACAAACAATGCTCAAACAGCTAAAGTACAAATAAAGCCCTCGGGGCCGTGATACTACATGCAGCGAGGTGATGCGGATGGAACTTGAACAAAGAGTGACCAGACTTGAAGAACGGACTGTGGCGGTGGAGAGAGATGTCAAAGAGATCAAATCGCAACTCAACGAAACCGCCAAGAAATCGGACGTGGAGCGGCTGGAGAGGACGCTCAATGAACGGGACGCCAACTACACCAGGCACCTATGGAAGCTCATTTTCATTTTAATCGCTGTATTCACAGCCATCACCTTGGCGGCTGTAGGGCTGAGCGTGACGGACGTGTCCTTGCCTAATGTACTGGGGGGTAGTTGATGGTCGGCGGCAAGCGTAAGGAGGTGACGATATGACCACTATAATGGATGAGCGCTTTTTACGGGCCGTGGAAGTGGTGCTAAAGCACGAGGGCGGCTATGTCAACGACCCCCGGGACCCGGGCGGAGAGACCAAATTTGGGATTAGCAAGCGCAGTTACCCCCATCTTGACATCGCCAACCTAACCCGGGAAGACGCCATCGCCATCTACTACCGCGACTGGTGGCAACGATACGGATATGGACGCTTGCAGGACGACGCCGTGGCCACAAAGGTCTTCGACCTGGCGGTAAACATGGGACCTGCCGCCGCGCATCGGTTACTACAGGAAGCGCTTGTATTCCTGGGCTATGACATCGCTGTGGACGGCATCATCGGGCCACAGACCCTCGGGGCCGCGAACAAGGCCAGCCCGGAGCGGGTGCTCCAGGTGCTTAGGTGGCTAGCCGCACATCGCTATTACCGTATTGCAGCCCAACGTACACAATCGCAGGCGTTTTTGATGGGATGGTTGAGGAGAGCGTATAGTTAGGAGGTATCAATCATGTGGGAAATCGTTATTACGGAGTTACGAGAATTGGCCGTTACGGTGCTGTTGGCCCTGTTGTCGCTCGGCGCTGCCTACGCGCTGTCCTACATTCGCCGGGCCAAGGAGGCGCTGGACCAGCGTATTGACCATGAGTTGGCCGACCGGGCGCTGGAGCGCGTGGCGTACCTGGCCGAGGTGGCGGTACTGGCTGCCGAAAGCACGACCGCGGCCGCGCTGCGACAAGCGGTAGCTGAAGGACGGGCCAGCCGGGACGAGTTAGTGGCCCTGGGGCGGCAGGTTGTGGAGCAGGTGCTGGCCCAGCTGGACGCCGAAACCCGCAAGGTTCTATCTGAGACTATCGGGGACATTCGCCGTTACGTGGAGCAACTCATTGAGGCGGCGCTGGAGCGGTACAAGGCACAGGGCGTAGTGGGCCGAGTGAGTGAGCTAGCGTCCCCAAAATCATAGCCCCCATCGTCCGCGGCGATGGAGCTACAATTGGAGTGACGGCAAAGGGTGGCTTAGCCCTGAGTGTCCTGCGACCACTAGCAGGCGGGACGCTCCAGGCCGGGTTGGAGCTGCGACGAGACGAGCCGCCGCGATGGGGGATAGAGTGGAGTGTGCGGTTTTGAGCTGTATTGGAAGCTAGTTACTTTGACGAGGCTGCAGTAGACATAGCCTGCGTAAGAACCAATATGTCGCAACCTCCTTCTTAATCATATAAGCAGGCTGGGTTTTTCGCCTCCTTTTCCCAGCCTGCTCCCACAAATCCTCTCCCTTCATTTGCCCCGGGTAAGTTATCGTTTACCCGGGGATTTTTTGTTGCTATTTTTTCATTTCCAATACCGGCGAAATAGCCGGGAATTTTTTTTTGAAAAATTTTTGGAAAACCACTTGACTTTTTGCTAACTAGGATATATAATAATAATAGAAAGAGCGAAAACGAAAAGGGAGGAATGAAAAATGACAAGAACAAGGGAAAGCTTAATTACAGGTTTAGAGTTTGAGGAAGTCACGCAGGAAGTCCTGAAAGCGCTTGAGTCAAAGACAACCAAGGCGGCAAAGGCAGTTGCTGATAAAATCAAAAGGCTGGAAAGTAAAGTATATCTCAGTCGCAACCTAGATATTTTCACAGTATACTCTCCCTTCCTTGTAACACAAGAAGAAATCAACCAGATAAAGCAGGTACTGAAGAAAGAGTATAAGAAGGTAGGAACAATCATGGAGGATAATGGGCTTTGGAGCGAATGGATTAAAAGTAAATGAACTCGAAGGAAATAAAAACAATAAGGAGGAACGAAAATGAGCTTTAAAGATTTACAAAAGAAGTATAAAGCGGTGAGGAAAAAATACGAGGATGCGAATATTAAATATCTAAAACATCTAAAAGAACTACATCAACGCGATAATTTGCTTAAGAAGGATTTGGAGAAATTCATTGACCTGGATATGGAGCTAAGGAAAAAATACAGGCTCGATGAATTACAAAAAGAATTAATCGAAGTGGAAAAGGAGCTGATAGAAAAAGGCAAGGATACTCTATATAAAACAAAGGAATTCCAGCAATTACCGCAGTTGGAGCAAGAGCAAATCAGGCAAGTCTTGGAAGATAAAAGCCTATTGAGACTTTACGATATCAGGGAAAAAGTTCTAAATATCTTGGCGAACTGGAAAATTAGTTAGCAGAAATCCCGGCGAAATAGCCGGGAAATTTTTTTTGAAAAATTTTTGGAAAACCACTTGACTTTTCATTGATAGGGATATATAATAATAATAGAAAGAGCGAAAACGAAAAGGGAGGAATGAAAAATGACAATGACAAGAACATTCAATTTCAATGGAGATTGCCGAGCCTACACAGTAGAGAAGGAAATGGAAATAAGGGATGCATGGTCAATATATAGATTTACAAAAGTCCAAGAGTTAAGAGATTACATTTGTCAGATAACTGAGAAAAATACTGGGGAAACATACGCAATGCTAATCCACGAGGAGCAAATCAAGAACATGTACCCTAACGTATATGAAAGGTTAGTACTTAACCTAAACTAAAATTGAAAAATTTTTAGAAAACCACTTGACTTTTTGCTAACTAGGATATATAATAATAATAGAAAGAGCGAAAACGAAAAGGAGGCAACCAAAATGAGAAAAACTGAAATCAAAGAGGCAATCGGGAGATTAGAGGAGCTGAAAGAAACACTCTACGAAGTGCTCAACGAAATGGAAGAAGTACTGAGAGGGGTAGCGCCAGAGGTATACGCGATGTCAAAGAGCTACTGGTTGGCTCACATCGATGGAGCTTTGGAGAACAGGGGTAATTGGC